TCAGACGATGTGACAGACGATGTGACAGACGTTGATGACACTACTGGTGACGACGTGACGGACGTGACAGACGACGTTGTGGAGCCCGTAGAGGAGCCCACAGAGGTGGATTGCTCAGGGCCTATGTTCTCGCCTATGCCTCCCGAGTGTGCTTCGTAATGGGTATCAACGGAATGGGTATCAACGTGACGATCGACCCACCATCGTGGGTCAGCATCAAAAGGGAGAAGTTCGACAGGCTGGTATTGCTGGCGGCTTACGAGATCAACGAGCGCAGTGGCGCTCTCATCGACAGGCTGGAAGAGAAGAATGAAGGACAAAAGCCCAAAGCGCGAAAGCAAAGACGACGTAGGGGATAGCTTCCCAAACGATTGGCTCGAGGCCCTGATCATCTTCGTTGCTGGTGTGGGTGTGTTCGGTGGATTCGTGACGCTTTATTACCTCGGTCAGCAGTTGAGTTAGGCGATATTCATGGGAATGATGGGGCCGAGCGCCGGGATTCATCAGGAAAATTTCAGGCTCAAGTGCTTTGTGAAGTCTACGCACTGTAATGGTGCAATTCTAGTCAAAGATGACTATAACTGTCTTTAATATGTATTTAAGGAAGTTAGAAACGGCCTAGAATGGTCGCCCGAATCGGCAGTCATATCCGGCCAAATCATGCACCATCGTGGTGCGCCACCCCCGGCCCGAGGGTGTTATTGATAATCATTCTCATCTGGCCCGCCCCTAGGGGGCCCGGAACCCGGGGGGCCCAATTTCTCAATATGGGACCCACAGCAACTGCGAGGGGTGTCATCCCATAAATTTAATCGGAATCATTATGGACGTTAAACGCGACGCAAAAGGCCGAATCATGCCCGGCTACAGTCTCAACCCGGCAGGGCGCCCCAAGGGCTCCAAGAACAAGCTGGCGACATCGTTCTTCGATGACTGTTACGCCGTGTGGCAGGAGTCAGGCAAAGAGGCTCTCCAGCAGATGCTGGCGGAGGACCCGGCATCGTTCAACCGAATGATTGCCTCGACCATGCCCAAGGAATTGGACATCGATTCCACCTCTTCGGATGGTTCCATGGCGCCGCCCGCAGAGATAAGAATCATTGCCCACGAACCGGATTTTGATGGCGAGGAGCCAGAATGAAATCTTTGATTTCACAGTTTGTCGGAGACAAAGAGGGGGACTAAATCGACTGCGAGGCGGTCATCTGCCCCGATCTGGTAGGGGCAACCGTGATAGACCACCGAGTAGCAGACCCTGAAAAACACTGTGACAGATTCGTGACAATCCCGGCGGCGGGCGTTGATGGATGCGCCGCCCTGAATCTGACCACCGGCATCTGCACTATTTACCGCGACAGGTCATCCGGGCGTGAGACCAAGAATCACGAATGGTCCCATTGCATGGGCTGGCATCACACATGGGACCCGCAGAAGGGACGTTACGAGTGGTTCCCTATGCCGGAGGTCAGGAAATACGATTTTAAAGGAATGAAATCTCCGATTTCACAGTTGATCGAAGATCAAGGCGGATAATGAATTACGAGCTAGAGGACTCTCTGGAGGCCCCATCGGGAAGCCTCGATATTGAGATGCCAGCGAAGATGGCCCGCCTGTTTAATGGCCCAGCGCGTTATAGGGTGGCCTATGGCGGACGGGGGTCGGGCAAGACTAGGACATTCGCCAAGATGGCGGCGGTCATGGCGTACAACTTCGCTAGGGCGGGCAAGGTGGGGCAGATACTGTGCGCCCGGGAGCATCTGAACTCGCTGGATGAGTCATCGTTTACCGAGATCAAGTCTGCGATCGAGGATGACCCGTTTCTGAGGACCCAATTTGACTGCGGCGCCCGGTACATTCGCACGATCGGAAAGGAGGTCGAGTTTACCTTCGCGGGGCTCCGTACCAACCTCGATTCGATCAAGTCAAAGGCGCGAATCCTGCTCTGCTGGGTCGATGAGGCAGAAAGTGTCACCGAGATGGCGTGGCGGACGCTATTGCCGACGGTTCGTGAGACTGATTCGGAGATTTGGGTCAGCTTTAACCCACTGGACCCGGAATCGGCCACATATCAGCGTTTCGTTGACAGCCCACCCGAGAACGCTCGTGTCGAGAAGGTCAACTACGTCGATAACCCGTTTTTCCCTGACGTTCTACGTCAAGAGATGGAAAACGACAGGGCCCGGTTGAAGCCAGAGGCGTTCAATTGGGTGTGGATGGGCGATTGCTTGGACTTCCAAGAGGGCGCCTACTACCGCGACAGCATCCTGAATGCCCAGAAGGATGGACGCATCCGGCCCACCCTCGACTTTGATCGCTCGGTCCCGGTGGTGACGGCTTGGGACTTGGGGATGAACGACAGCACAAGCATCGTTTTCGCCCAATTCTTGGGCTCAGAGATCAGGGTCATCGATTTCTACGAAAACAGCCAGATGCCTTTGGACCATTACGTCCAGACGCTTCAGGACTACGCCCACCATAAGGGGTATGTGTATGGGGCAACTATATTGCCGCACGACGCTAAGGTCCGGGAGCTCGGGACCGGCAAGAGCCGGATCGAGATTCTGAATGGCTTGGGTGTTATGGACGTATGCGTGGCTCCACAGTTGCGGGTTGATGACGGCATCGCGGCTGTGCGAATGGCTTTTAATCGGTGCTATTTCGATGAGGGCAATTGCAAGCGCCTTTTGAAGTGCCTCCGGCACTACCACGCCGAGTGGGTGGAAAAGCAACGCACCTTCCGGCCACGACCCGAGCACGATTGGAGCTCACACGCGGCGGACGCTTTCCGCTACCTGATTACTGGTTACATCGATCTCACAAGCTGGACGGGTCCCTCTACTCAGGGAATGTCGCCGCAGGGCGCCCGCCTTACACGAAACTCACATAGGTATGTAGCTTGAGGTCTACGGCCTCACATATGACCGGAGGTCATTCTTGAACTATTCAGAACTGCAGTCGGTCATTGCTGACTTCGCTAACCGTCAGGACCTAGCGGATCAGATACCGACATTTATCCAGCTCACCGAGGCACGGCTGAACCGCGATATCCGTCACTGGCGGATGGAGAAGCGCGCAGAGGCACAGGTCACGGGCGAGCGGTTCCCTTTGCCGTGCGATTGGGTCGAGACCATCAAGGTGATAGCCGATGGCAAGCCCCTTCGCCTAGCGGACGCCCATCAGGTAGACAGCGTGGACAACGCGCTCCAGAGGGCGTTCGTGGCAAACCATTACTACCGACACACGGGCGATGAGCTGGAGCTCATCCCGGCATCTGACAGCCCGGTGGACTTCGTCATCGAGTATGTAGCGAAGGTTCCATCTCTCTCTGAGGAACAGCCCACTAATTGGCTCCTCGAGGAATTCCCCGACGTGTACATCTACGGCGCCATGTTGCAGGTGGCCCCGTTCCTGCATGACGACCAGCGGCTCCCGCTATGGGCTCAGGCATACGGCGAGGCTGTCAGCGCGGCGAACATTTCTAGCGACAAGGCCAAGTATTCGGGCTCCGCGCTCAGGATGCAGAGGCATGGGGTCCCGAGCTATGACCGACGACAACACCACTAATTCATGTAAGTCGTGGGTGGAGGTTCCCAAGTCCGGGAACTGCGACGCATGGTCCACCAACGAGGATTGGATTCTTATCTCCTCCTTCTGGCAGGACGCTGAACACTATTGGCGGGACATTGCGCTCTGGCGTGACCGCCCAACTAATTGGGTACAAGTGAATGGTTGACCACATTAACAACGGCGAGGAAGGATTCTCGGTACGCGAGAAGCTGAACGTCGTCATTGACCGCACCAATACCCTCAACGGTATTGAGAATCAGGTCGAGTCGAACAAGAACCTGAGCGCACAGAACAGCGCCCGTATCGATAAAGAGATACAGGACCGCATTGGTGGCGATCAGGAGCTTTTGGACCACATTAATGATATCGAGGGCCAATTAGAAAACCTCGATGTCTCGATCCTTGATGACAAGATCGATCAGGAGATCGCTGACCGCATTGCCGGTGATGAGGGGCTCGCTGAACAGATCACCACCGGGGACGCGGCACTGCAGGGCCAGATCGACACGATCAACACCGAGCTGGACGCAATTGAGACGCCTGAAGAGACTGACCCGACCGTTCCCGATCATGTTAAGGCTATCACGCAGACGGAAATAGCCAACTGGTCGGCCAGCTATTCTTGGGGAAACCATGGTGATGCGGGCTACGCCACCGAGGCATGGGTGCTCGGCAAGAATTACATAACGGCATCCGACATCCCGGCGAGCCTGTGGACAGACATCAGCACCGAGACCGGCAACAACACCATCGAGCGTTTCGGTGACGAGGTCTGGGTAACGAATTTCAAAACTGCCGAAATCTTTGCTGGCGCAAAGCTGGGCAACGACATCTTTTGTAGCGGAAAGGTCACGGCTGGCACTGGCACGTTTGTCGGGCAAGGCATCGGGCTAAAGTTCGACTCTAACGACGACATCATCCCAGTAGACGCAAGCGGGAACCCAAAGGTGGGTGTCGATCTCGGGACGAACAGCGCCAAGTTCATGAACGGCAGATTCTCTGGCGAGGTATCTGCCACCAGCTTTTCGGGTGACGGCTCTGGCCTGACGGGTATGTACTCGGGCTCTGATGCGGTTAAGACATCGGGCAACCAGACCATCGGCGGCTCCAAGACTTTTAGCTCGAACGTCACGGCGCCCGACTTCGTCGCCACATCTGATCGCCGAGAAAAGAAAAACATCGCCACCG